TCGTTAGCTTTGCCGTTAGCCACCTTGCGAGAGTCACCGCTCCAGATAGCAGAGTTACGGGTTTCGGGTCTAAAGTCAGACATGGGGGAACTCCTTGTAGAACTGAGCATCTCTGCCACAGCCGCCACCTATCATGCGTTCTACACGGCAGAAGGGCAGGTATTCAGGGGGGGTGGGGTCGCCCGTTACAGGGCTGATGGTGGAGGCACGGGCACACTTGCCTAGCTCCATCTTCTTCACGTTGTCTTCCATAGAGAAATGGAGACAGTCTTTACATAGTTTCATGGGAACTTCCTTTCGCTAACTAGCGTGTTGTGGAGATTGAATTATAGATGTATGTGTGTAGTTGTCAAGTAGTCATTTTATGCTCCAGAAAAAAAGAATGATTTGTATGGCTATGCCTATGCCTAGCCCTATAAGCAGGTAGTACAGGTCAGTCATAGATGTCACCTGTCAAGGTTAGGCAAGCGTCCACCAGATGCGGGGGTGTAGGCTTGCCGTCTCTGTACCTGTTGAGTATCTTGTTCGCCTCTAATCTGTTCAGCAAGAAGGTACTCTGTGAACCGCTTGAGTTCGTCATACTTGTAGCGGTACTTAGCTTCTCCTGTTTCACGGTAGGCAGTACGCAATTCATCTAGTCTCTCCTCTATGTAGGTTTGCATGGCTGTTCTCCTTAGTTAATTTTTTAACCTTACGCGCATAGAAACAGAACCCGAAGGCTCAGCCTGTGGGTAAGTTATCCCCAATGTTATCCACTGGGAACAGATGCTCTCGTTTATCTAGGTTAACAATCATTGGGGTACTACCTTGCTGACTGCTCCCGTTTTCTCTAGCCCGAGAGATGCTCACTCAGGGACTACAAGCAGGATTCACCACGTTTATCTGTGTCTGTCGCATCCACATTCACAAGGGCTGGGTTATAGCCCCGTGTCGACTTATGTAGGGACAACAAAAAAGCCGCTTACTACTGCCCTTGGTAGGAACCCTTCGGCTAAGACCAAGGGCAAGGGCATGAGTAAACGGCTTCAATTTGTCGCTTCCTACGGCAACGGTGCTAAATGTACCAAACCTTTTTGGGACTTGTCAACCCCTACACAACAAACCTAGTAAAAAACCAAACCCGAACAACCCACACCCGTACGTGATGAAATCCACATCCAGCTTACGGGGCTTGTAAACCTCTAGGGGGCAGAATTGCTCAGGGTAGTCGGCAGGAAAAGCCTCTGCCAAGCTACGGGGGAAGCATTTAGTGGTTTCATTGATGGTGTTCATGTTGTTCCTCTTTGGGGGCTAAATCAAACCATATAGACATGCCACATGCCTGACATGTCATGCGGTACTGGCCTTTACCCTTGGCGTAATCCTCTTTGTGTAGGCTATCCGGGTGCAGGCGCGTATGGCAGGAAAAGCAGCCCCAACGGGCTGCAATCGCTGCATTGTCATAGACCGGGAATCTAGGTTGCATCATGTTGGCATGTGTATGTGGGCATGGATAGCATCACAGCAGCGTTAGCAGTGTGATACGCATGGATGTAGGCTAGTGTTGTCATACCCGGCACATACTTGGGAAAAACCCTAGTCTCTGCTAGCTGTCTTGTTTTCCCGATAGCCGGTGCTTTACGGGGTTTGCTGGGCTTGTTGACTTTGATGATGTAGCTCATGGCTTACTCCCCGATTGTGGTTTTGTAACCGTTAATGGCATGGTTTAGACCGGCATCAATCTCACGGGTAAAGTGCTTGTCCCAGTCATCAAAAGTCTCACGCAAAGACTTTTTCCAATGTGCCCGTTCTTTCATCAACACACCGGGCAATTCATCCGGGCTTATGTCAGCGTCATAAAGTGAGTCAAGGATATATCGCGCAGCATGTAACGCTTCATCCTTCTCATAATCGTAAGTGCCTGTGAAATCAGTTGTGAACATGGTACTACCCTCAAAAATGATGCAATAGCGCATCCGATAGCCCACTGTCACTAGGCTATCAGGGTGCTATCACGCTGCTAGCGGCACTGCTGTAGCATCTAGCCCGTTGATATAGTCTGCTGCTTTCTGAGCTAGAGCAGCTGCTTTGAAGATAGCGCGAGAATCATCCCTACAGGCTTTCAACCAATGGCCTATATATCCGGCATGGCGTAGCTCACCCTTGATGCCATAGTCTTCGCACAGGAAAGCAGCACCCATCTCAGCGACTAGCTCTTCAAAAGCATAAGCAGGGTCAGCGAATCGTTTACCCTTTGTTCTGTCTAATCTATGCTCAGCGCCTGACCAATGCGTCAACTCATGGAAAGCAGTAGCGTAGTAGCTGCTCTCACAATCAAAGCTAGCTTTATGCGGCAATTGGATGCGGTCTTGACTAGGTGAGTAAAAAGCAGCATCGCCACCGTGAGAAATAGCAGCCCCGGTCATCACAATGCGCTGCTCAGCAAGGTCTACAGCATTGAAGGGTTTGGAATCTACAGCGCTGGGTGTTATCTCGATGCCGTCTACTTGGCTAGCATTGAATACCCAGTAGGCTTTCAGCACTGCATAGCTCTCTGTCTCGCCTGTAGCCTTGTCTTGCTTAGTCACTGGCGAGTAAAAGACAATCTTTGTGCCTTTTTCACCTTTGCGAACATTCGCACCTAGTGATTCCCATTGTTTGTAGCTAGCCCACACAGGCACGTCAAAACCATGTGCCATGGTAGACAAGCCCAAGATAAGCCGGTTGATGCCCTGATAAGGTTTCTGAGAAATGACGTTTTTGTCAGCGCTGCTATCTGCTTTCCATGGCTTAACCCATGGCGCTGCGCCTTGCTCTAGCTGGGTGATGATGGATTGTGTAATCTCATCATAGAGTGTATTCGACATGGTACTACCTCATTAAGTTAACGGCGCAACATCTGCACCCAGTAGCCCTACACGTAAGGCTACTAGTTGAAATGTCAGGCCAGCTCGTAAGCAGCTCGTGCGGCCTCTGCCTGAGCTTTAGATTGACCGAAAAACTCGCGGCCATTCAAGCCCTCAGCGAGCCAGTCATTGATTCCGAATTGAATTTGCTGCTCGATGTTAAGGTCACGGAATGAGGGATTCAGGACTTCGTAAGCAGGGGAGAAAGTTGCGTTCATGGTACCACCTTTGATTGAGTTCACAGCGACAGTGCTGTGTAGGTGATTATATAGCTAGTCAACTATCTTTGCAACAATTAAAACTATGGCGTTTTGTGCTTTGATAGACTCATAGTTTATAGAGCATAAACACACTATATAGATTAAAGACTAGACAGTCAATCTATGTCTAGGGTGTGTGTGTAGTCTATCGTGTGGGTTTGGTGTAGGTAAGCAGCAAGGATAGATTGTCACCCACCGTCCACTTGGGCGACAAAAAGGGGCTAGACCTTTTCCCGCGTGTCATCACATGCGATACGCGCGCATATGCTCAGGGAATGGGTTTGGGCATCATCAGCGCATCATCACAGCAAGACAAGCGCACCGTGGCTAGGCAGATGGGTTTCGGGGGCTGTAGGGTGTGCCCCCCACTTTGCGCCCACCCCAAAAAAAATTTATACTTTCCTCACGCAGTTGCTAAGTGCAATTTAGGCCAGCCTACTTGTGCTGGCTTTTTTTTAGCTGTACTATGTGGTTATTGATAGAGAGGTAGATATGTCTATTCAAGAGATAGGTATAGAAAAGGGTATAGATGTGCCACGAGCTAGGGTGGTGTTTGCGTACCCGTATGAAGAGATGGATGTGGGGGATAGCTTTGCTGTACCTGTCACTGCCAGACAGAAGGTGTTAAATGCCAACTACAGGGCTTTTAAGAGGCTTGGCTGGCGTTTTATTGCGAGGACAGAGGGTGATGTCATAAGGATATGGCGAACGTCTTAGGAGGGCGTATGGAATCAGAACTGCTGTGGTTGGAAGAAGATGAGTTGAGAGCGGTCTGCGTGACCCTATCTGGTCTGCTACTGCGTTCTGAGATGAACCGTGTACATGACATCAACAGGGCTTTGCAATATGGATACAAAGAGGGATACGCAGATGCAGCTTTACGAATCACGCTTGCGTCTGAAAAGAGAGATGCAGAGAGCCTTGTCCTGCATTAGTCCGAAAGTAAAGCGTATGCTGGCGGCAGAGTGGGAAGAGAAGTACTCGCCTATTTTCTACAAAGAGCTGCTGAACTGTGCCCGTAACAAGGAAGTAGCCCGTGCGATAGCTGACTGGAATGTGGAAAGCATGAAATGAACTTCGACCTCAAGAAGTTTTACAAGTTCTGTTCTGAACTCAAGATTGAGACGAAAGAAGAGGGCTTAAAGAAGATGGGTCGCCTGCTGGGGACGCAGACGTATGTCATGGGTGAGATTGCAAAAGGCTTGGAAGAAGATGTGCATTTCTACGTCATCCTCAAAGGCAGGCAGTTGGGTATCACAACAATCAGCCTTGCTCTCGACTTGTACTGGCAATTTACTCACCCCGGATGGCAGGGAACGCTGGTGGCAGATACAGAGGAAAACCGAGATATGTTCAGGTCTACTCTTGCGATGTACATGGAGGGCTTACCCAAAGAGTACAAGATTCCGTTGGTGGCCCACAACAGGAATCAGATGGTTCTCAAGAACAGAAGCCGATTGTTTTATCAGATTGCTGGAAACAAGTCTCGTCTGGGGCAAGGCAAAGCTATCACTTACTTGCACAGCACGGAAACCGCCTCTTACGGTAACGAAGAAGGTATTGCTTCCCTGATTGCTTCTCTGGCAGAAAAGAATCCTGAACGCCTCTACATGTTTGAAAGTACCGCACAGGGTTTCAACATCTTTCACGACATGTACAAGACCGCTAAAACCGCGAAGACGCAGAGAGCTATCTTTTGTGGCTGGTGGCGTAACGAGTACTACACGGTGGATGCTGAGAGCAACATCTACAAGGTCTACTGGGATGGCAAGCTGACCGGGGAAGAGAAGGAGTGGGTCAAGGATATTAAAAAGCTGTACGGCGTGGAGATTAACTCGCGTCAAATGGCGTGGTGGCGCTGGAAGATGCACGAAGGTATCAAGGATGAAAGCCTGATGTATCAGGAGTTTCCACCGACTGAAGACTATGCCTTTGTGATGACAGGCACATCTTTCTTCTCCAACACAAGATGTACGGACGCTGCTAAGCTGGCAAAGAAGACAGACTACCAGTGCTACCGCTATGTGTTCGGGCAGATGTTCCAAGACACAGAAGTCATCCCTTCTACAGAACGCTTGTGTACCCTCAAGGTCTGGGAAGAGCCTGTAGACACCGCTTACTACGTCATTGGTGCTGACCCTGCTTACGGTAGCTCTGATTGGGCTGACCGCTTCTCTATCAACGTGTACCGTGTGTACGCAGACGGGCTAGAGCAGGTGGCTGAGTTTGCAACGTCTGAGATGAACACCTACCAGTTTGCGTGGGTGATTGCACACATTGCTGGCGCTTACAAGAACTCCACACTGAACTTGGAAGTGAACGGGCCGGGTCAAGCTGTCATCAACGAAATACGTAACCTTAAACGCCAAGCCTCTGCGATTGGTGGGGCGCTGGGGGCTGGGTTGATGGATGTGCTGGGTTCTATGCAGAACTACATCTGGCGGCGTAACGACACGCTGGGTGGCTTGTCTAACTCTATCGGCTACCTGACCACCAGTTCTTCCAAAGAGCGCATGTTGAACTACATGAAAGACTTCTTTGAGCGCGACATGATGACCATACGCAGCATGGAAACGCTGGAAGAGATGAAAGGTATCGTGCGTGACGGTAGTTTTATCGGCGCACCCGGCAGGGGTAAAGATGACCGTGTGATTAGCAGCGCCCTTGCTGTCGTTGCTTTTGCAGAACAAGTCCAGCCCCGACTGATTGCACAACGCCTGACACGCGAAATCAGCAAGAAGCAGGAAGACTTTACCCCCGAGCAAATATCTGTTGGCAGAAATGTCAGCGACTACTTAAAGAGGATTGGCATGTATGGCGCTTGAAATGTACATTGACGCCCCGAACGGGGATGCAGACAAAGCACGAATCAAACTCAGCTTTGAAGAACGAGGCTACATTGTTTTGAACATGCAGCTACGTACCCTCATTCCGAGTACAGACCAATACTTTTGCGTACAGGTGGAAGAACATGACCCCTTTATCCAAGGTCGATTTGAAAAGACAGATTAAAAAGTTCCTTGCAGACCCCGGAAGAGGCATTTCACAAGCCCTTTTTGCCGAGCTTGCAGGGATAAGCAAGGTTCACTTGCTGGATGTTTTTATGTACGAGAAAGAACCGCTGACTGAAAACGTGCAGCGTAGGGTGAATAAAGCCTACATGCAGTGGAAAGCAGGCAACGTGCGGGTCATGCAGAAGAAGGATAACTCCCGTTACGTGGACTACAGGAAGGAATCTAAGCCCGTGTATGTTCAAGGATTGGGGCTAAAAGTCACATCTGAGGGCATCAAAGTCCGTGTTGGCATGGTCAACCGACACGACTACAGTGAAATTGACCTAGACGAAGCATTGAGAGGGTAATCATGGCTGTTTTACACGACTATTTCTGCGATACACACGGTTTGTTTGAGTCATGGGACGCAAAATGCCCCATGAAGCTCTGTAAAGGGGAAATATCCAAGGTTTTCCTCAAACCTGTGGGCATGAAGTCCGATAAAACCAAACATACAGACAAAACGCTCAATCAACTGGCGATTGACTACGATATGACCGATATTAAGTCCACCAGAGAGGGTGAACACCAAACCGGCTACCTTAAACGCCACAATGAGTTATCTGACAAGCAGTTTGCAGAGGCTACAGACGCGATGAACGCCCAAAATGAGCAGGCACAGCGGGAAGCTCGACCCGGTGACAGCGTTATCTGGGGCGGTGGCGGTAATATCAACATGAAATCCGTCATGGGTGGACAATTCAAATCTGTGATGGGAGAATCTGTAGGCATCAACCCCAAAGCTGCTGGCAATTTGTCTGGCCCTAAAGCTGCAAGCTACGTGGCTGACCATGAAAACTTACAGGTAAGCAAACCATGAGAATACCTACCGACCCCGTAGACCGCGAAGAGTTTTATTTAGACCTCATTCGCAAGTGCAACGTCAGCCGCGAAACTCGCAAGGTTGATTACGGCTCACTACGGAGTTGGTATTTGTTTGGTAACGGGCCGGATGAATCCCCGGCTCTGTACAACAAAATCTTTCCTCACATTGACCAACTGACATCGTTCCTGTATTCCGCAGAGACAACAAAGTTCAGCATCAATCTGGGCGCTGCTGTTCACAATGATGAACACAAAAAAGTCCCGTCACTGACTCGTGCGCTTAACGACAAGTGGCTGGACTCCAATGCTGACCAAGTATTCTCGGTAGCAACCACATGGGCGTTGGTTTACAACTGCGGCTTCATCAAGTTGGTCGTAAAAAACGGCAACGTGCATCCGTATTATGTTGAGCCTTCTTGTGTCGGTGTGCTGCGTGAAGACACGCCTTACATTGACCGGCAAGAAGCCATCACGTTGTCGTACTACATCACCAAGTCTGAGTTGTACGCACAGCTATACAGCCATCCCAACCGCGAAAGTATTGTGAGCCGTTTGGTGTCCATGCCGCACGAACGCACAGAAGTTGCAAACGGGATTGAGCGCATCATCTTGTCGCAGTCCAACCCCACCATGTACGGTAACGTCAACCTCGACCTTGCTGGCATGAACCGCTACAAAGCGGAAGTGGCAGAAGACACGGTTGAGATGACTGAGTTGTACGTCTGGAATGATGACATCAAAGACTATCAGGTTGTCACCATTGCAGAACCTGACATTGTTATCTATGACCGCCCTCATGAGAGCATGTTCCTCAAGGGTGAACTGCCTCTAGTTCCGATTACACCTAACCCACTTTACGACTACTTCTGGGGTGGCTCTGAAGTGCAGCGTTTAGTGTTCTTGCAGCAACTACGCAACAAGCGCATGGTGGAAATTCTTGACCTGCTGAGCAAACAAGTTTCTCCACCAACTGCGCTGATTGGTTTTACCGGCATCCTTGATGAGAAAAATTTTGCACTCAACCGTGCAGGCGGCTTGCTGGCAACTGACATGCCTAACGCCAAGGTTGAGAAGCTAGCTCCGCAAATCCCGCCAGACTTATTCCGAGAAATCCAAGAGATTGACGCGATGTTTGAAGAGGCGTCTGGCATCGTGTCTGTGCTGCAAGGTCGTGGTGAATCTGGTGTGCGCTCGTCTGGTCACGCATCTCAACTTGCGCGTCTGGGTTCTAGCCGTGCAAAGAAACGTGCGCTTGTGATTGAAGACAGTTTGGAAAAAGTTGCAACGTTGTATCTCAAACTCATGCAGGTGTACGACAACACACACTTCACAGACGAAGACGGACACAAGTTCATTGCTGAACAGTTCACCCGTGACTTTGTGGTGAAGGTCGATGCACACAGCAACTCGCCTATCTTCATGGAAGACCAGCGACAGCTTGCTTTCAACCTGTTCAATGCTGGCGCTATCGACAAAGAATCTTTGCTTGACTTGCTTGAGCCGCCAATGAAACAATTGCTCAAAGACCGTCTGGTAAAGCTGGAAGAAAAGCAGGCAGAAGCTAAGCAAGCACAAGCCCAGCAGCAAGCAAAACCAGAGGGTAAACCCGAACTTAAAAAGGTGGGATGATGGCAGAAGTTAAACAAGTTGCTGCAAAAGCAGACCAGCCCCGAGTTACGACAGGTGATTTAACTCGTCAGGCAAAAATGCCTAGCTTGACATACCGACAAATAGGCATTAAAACCTCAAACAATCGCGGTCAGAGAGAATCTAGCCGCAAATAGTTTCCCCGCAAGGGAAAAGGGGTGTGGCTTCCTTCCCCTACACAAAAGGTCGCCGCCTCTAACTGGAGAAGACCATGCGTAAAGCTCGCAAAGGCCGTAAGTCTCGCAAGTAATCAAGGGAAACCTTGATTGCGTGAGCAGCACATCTTTGGCAGTTGGATGAAAACTAACTGCCACCTATTGACATGCAGTTTGTTATCATCTACAAACCGCAGTAAGGAGAATATATGGGCGTACCAGCAGATAAATTGATGGAATTGATGCGTAATCCCCGCTCAGCAGGGATGGGCGCAACGCCTCCTGCTTCTCCCTCTCCTTTTGCTCCCCCTGCACAAGCCAGCGAAGTGGAAACACCTCCGATGGCTTCTCCCATGTCTACTCCCGAACCCAAAATGGGCAGCAAAGAAGCCGCCATGATTAACTTGGGTATGGCGATGGACTTGCTGGAACAATCTCTTCCTGCCCTAGGCTCTGAATCTGAAGAAGGTCAGAAAGCCCTGAACGCTATCCGTCAGTTGAACGGAATCTTAGGTCAGCGCAAGAACAAAACAAATGAACTGCAACAATCTGAGATTCTTCAGTTGCTGCAAACTCTTCCTCAAGCAGGTGGCGCATCGCCTGAGGGTAGGGCTATTGCTCAAGCGCCGATTCCCGGTATGCCTCCTTCTGGCGGCGCACCAACACCACCCCCTATGTAAGGAAATATCATGGACTTGTTCAAGCCCCGTGGCGCAGCCGCCCCCCGCCGTCCTACTGACAACAACCAGCAGCACGGTGTTATCACCAACACTCCTCGCTTCTCGCAGCTTGGTGGCCTGAGCGCCCCCAACAAAGTCGGCAAAACCGGCATGGCTGTGCAAAAGCCCGGTGACGGTAAAAAAGTTATCTAATTCAGATAAGAGGGTAATACTATGTCACTAGAAAACGTGTCTCCTGATGCTCGTGATGAGCTGGCTGCACTAGCACAGCAACTCGCTGAGAATCCCGCAACTCGCAAAGACTTTCTCCGCATGACGAAGAAGGTCAAGCCTGACTTGCCTATCCCTGAACTTGAGATTGAAGACTCCACAAACCGTGCGATGAATCAAGCTGAACAACGGGTGCAGCAACTGGAAGCAAAGCTGCGTGAGCGTGATGCGACAGAAATGCTTGAGAAGCGCCGTCAATCTCTTCTGAAGAAGGGTTTGATTAGCTCTGAAGATGACATCAAAGATGTCGAAAAGATTATGCTGGAGCGTGGTATCACTAACCACGAGACAGCGGCTGAATTTCATCAGTGGATGAAACAAGCAGCAGTGCCTACCCCTTCTGGTTACAACCCTTCAGCCGTCAGCCAGTTTGACCTGAACAAGTATTGGAAGAATCCAGCAGTTGCTGCGCGTGATGAAGCTATGAAAGCACTCAATGACCTGCGTAAACCACAACGGCCTATTGGGTTGTAAGAGGGTATTTTTTTAATTAAGGAGGCCATATGGCTATTGGCGGCGGCATCCTACCTGCAACCGGCAGTTCACAATTTAATGAACTGACCTACGTTACACGTAGAGCCTTCATCCCCAAGCTGGTTGTCCAGCTTTACAACTCGACACCCCTCATGGCGGCTCTGATTGCCAACAGTCAGCAAGCCTCTGGCGGTGTTTCTTCCGTAACCGTGCCTGTTCAGGGCGCACAGTTTGTTAACGCTCAGTGGTCTGACTACAGCGGCTCGTTCGCTCAGCCGTCAGTTCAGCAGGGTGCTTACAACGCTGAATACGACCTGAAGCTGATGATTTCTCCCGTGCCGTTCCTCGGTATGGAAGGCGCTGTTCAGCAAGACGCAGCTATTATTCCGTTGATTGAAGCTCGTATGAACGATGCAACCAACGTGATGATGGATGCAATGGCAACGGCGTTGTACAACAACACCACCAACACTCAGCAGTTTATCGGTCTTCCTGCTGCCGTTAGCGCCACTGGCACTTATGGCAACATCAACCGCTCGACTTATAGCTGGTGGCAGTCCAAAGCCTACGCTGCGGGTTCTGTGAACCCAACCCGTCAAAACATCCTGCAATACATTTCCGGCACTGTGAAAAACGGCGCTGAAATGCCTAGCTTTGGTGTTTGCGGTTTTGGCACTTGGACTTTGCTGGCTCAAGACTATGTTGGTCAAGAACAGTATGTCATTACCCCAGGCTCCGGCTTTGATGGCGACAACAACGGCCCCCAGGCAGCATTCCGTGCCCTGATGGTTGCTGGTGTTCCCATTTATCCTGACCCCTACTGCCCAGAAGGTACGGTTTACTTCCTGAACACCAACTACCTGTCGCTCTACATCCATGAGCAAGGTTCGTTCGTGTTTACTGGATTTGAATCCACCCTCCCGAACTGGCAGATTGGTTATGTTGGTGCGGTTTTGATGATTGCCGAATTGGTAAACGTCAAACCCAAGTCGATGACCGTGGTGTCTGGTTACAACTACCTCTCACTGTAAGGAGTCATCATGTCTCTATCAACTAACAAAATCATCCTGGCTGGTGCAACCACCAACTCCGCTGGTGCATATTTCAGCAATGCCACTGTTACAGCAACCAATGCTGGAGCAGTGATTCCTGCTGGTGTGTATGTGATGTTCCCAGCCGCTAACGTGATTGTTACTGCAAACAACGGTTCTACCATCGCAACAGTTCTCGCCAACAACACTGGTGGCGTGATTCTGTCTGATGGTGTAAACGTGTTTGCCCAGTCTACGATTGCTGGTAACGGTACTGTTACTCTGTTGGCTACCAATGGTGGTATCAACGTCAGCAGCACCTACGCATCATAAGGAATCGGTATGAACGCAAATAATGTAGGTTCACGGTATCCTGACAGCTTTGGTAATTTTCTCATTGGCGTTACCTCCCCTCCTATTGGGTTGGGAAACACGGGTAATGCTGTTGCGACAATTCCAACTGTAGGTACAAGCTACATTGTTCGCCGTATCACCGTGGCTGGAGCCAACGGCAGCGTAGCCCTCGCAAACGTGACCATCATCAATAGCTCTGATGGTGCTCTCGCAAATGCGGTGTCTAACGCTGTCGTGCTGGCAAACGTCACAGGAACAACCAAGTACCAAGACCTGAACTTGACGGCTAACACCGCCACTACGGTCTACACTGGTTCTTTGTTTGTTTGTGTGAACACGGGAGCCGCAGCTAATAACTCGGTGGAAATCTCTGTCTACGGCGACATTGTGACGCTATGAGTGTTGTCTACGTAACCAATCGTTCTTCTGATAGGCTTGCAGTAATGTATGCTTATTCTGAGTTGGAATTCCCAGTTGGGAAGACTGTTGAAATACCTTTAGAGGCAGCTCAACATATTTTTGGTTACGGTAAAGACGATAAGGAGTCGTGTCTGGCCCATCTGGGCTGGATACGCCTTCACTCCGAATTGGAACAAGGAATGGAGAAGCTGTCTAAATTTGATATTCAGACAGAAGCTCCCCAACAGAACCGCTCGTTACCCTCGGCGGTTGGCGTAGTACCTCTGCGGCTTGAGAAAGCTGCCGGGGGAAAGGTCACCCAAAGGGCAGCTTAAAATGGAAGCCAAATGGCAACTCTCACTTCCTACATCTCGGAAGTCCGGCGGCTCTTGCATGATGCCAATGGTGTCTTCTGGTCAGACGCTGAACTAACGGACGATATTAATAGCGCCCGTGAGAGAGTAGCGAGAGATACCGGCTGTTTACGCACACTTCAAATTTCTAGCACACCCATATCTAGTACGGGTGTACCTGCGACTGTCTGGACTGCTGGAGCAACTGTCGCTACAAACGACTTTGTATTCAGCAACATCTTCATTTATAAAGTAGTTACTGGTGGCGTACTGGGTACAACTGCGCCTCCCTACCCTGCCGCTAACTACACGTTCCCTCCCAGCACACCGTTCACAGATGGAACGGCAACCTTGCAATACTCCGGCCCTGCTGAGATTATTCCGTATGCAATTCTGAGTGCGGGAACAACGCTAGACATTCTGAACATCACGCTTTACTGGGGCAACAGTCGCATCCCCCTGCGCTATTTGCCCTGGTCAAACTTCAATGCCCAGTTGCGGTATTGGCAAAACTATGTTGGCAGACCTGTGTGTTTTTCAGTCTATGGACAATCTCAGATTTATATCGGGCCTGTGCCTGACCAGTCTTATCCCATAGAGATTGACAGCACCATTCTGCCAACACCTTTGGTTGCGACAGACCCGTCTGTCACTGACCCCATCAATGACCCCTACACATCTCCTGTAGCTTTCTATGCGGCTTACAAAGCCAAGTACAAAGAGCAGAGCTATGGTGAAGCGGAGATTTACAAGCAAGAATATCTGAAGCATGTGAATGCCGTGCTTAACAGCACCTTCACACGGCGTATTCCAGACCCCTACTCAAATCCGTACTAATCATGGCAGCAGCAGAGCAAAAAAAGTCCTATGCTGTCATCAAGAACTTCAAAGGCCTAAACACAAAGGCCAACCGAACGGCAATTGATGAAGAAGAGTTCTCCTGGATAGAGAATGCCCAGCCTATCGGGTTTGGCAACATCAAAATTGTTCAGGCTCAGTCTGCTGTGCTGGACTCTGGTGGAAATGCGGTGGTATACGCAAATACCACAACAACATTAGAGTCTGCCAACATCAATGTCAGTGACTACCTTTTGTCTTTTGAGGATAACGGACGGGCTGAATATTTCAACCTGACCAACTCCACAAAAGGCAATGTGGCTGTGACAGGCACGTTCTCCAGTGCCAACGTGTCTACCGCCCAGTACAAGAACGAGCGCATCATCATTGGTGACCCGGCAAAGGGTTTGTATAACTGGGATGGCACAAACCTGGTCTCTATGGGGTCTGTAGGCTCCATAGGCATCACAAACCCAGGGTCAGGGTACTTGGCTGCACCTTCAGTAGTTATTGGCCCTCCTAACGACACTGGTGGCATCCAGGCTACGGCAGAAGCAACCATCACCACTGGTGCAGGTGGTATCACCAGCATCAACGTCACTGCCGGTGGCTCTGCATACACGGCTGTTCCTGGTGTGACTATCACTGCCCCTGATGTGCAAGGTGGTACGCAAGCTCAAGCGGTCGCTACCATCTCTGGTGGTATTGTTGTTGCAGTCACTGTTACTGTTGCTGGTTCTGGATACTTAAATGTGCCCACAGTAGGCTTTTCTTCTGGCGCAGCCACTGCCACAGCCGTGTTAACCAAAGGCACGGTCAATTCCATCACATTGACAAACGCAGGAACTGGCTATACCTCTCCCCCCGCCATCACAATAACAGGCGGTAGCGGTAGCGGTGCTAATGCCATCTGTCAGCTTGTCACGTTCAAGACTGGCACGTTGTCTGTGTTGGTGACCAACGGAGGCTCTGGTTATGGGGCCAGTGGTTCTTTCTTTGTAACAGTTACAGGCACAAGTGGTTCTGGCGCAAATGCCACAGCCATCGTAAGCGGTGGTGCAGTCACGCAAGTGATTATGAATAATCCTGGTAGCGGTTACACGGCTGCTGGCACTGTCACTTTTGGTGGCTCTGGTTCTAACGCTGCTGGCACGGTTATCCTAAACAGCGATGAGATTGCCTCTGTAGCCACCTTCTCAGGACGCACTTGGGTGGCGGCAGGGCGCACTGTGTATTACTCTGCTGCCGGAAGCTACAGTGACTTCACCTCTGTGTCTGCCGGAAACTTTCCAATAACAGACTCAACCTTGCACGGCAACATCAAGTCTCTGCTGTCGGCAAACAACTTCCTCTACATCTTTG